AGATCACATCGTGATCTTCTTGTCAAATCTGATAAGGATCAAAGCTATATCCGGATCATAAAGTAAGGAAGTTACTAAAATGGAAATGGACGCAATCTTGAATTTACTTTTTGCCGGAGTAATCAGCGGTCTTGGCTGGTGGATTAAAACACAAAAAGAGGAGCTTGATCGCGTCCGCGTACTTTTGAATAAAACTCGGGAGGAGCTGGCCAAAGACTATGTGAGTAAAGTTGACAGCAATCAGGTTCTCTCACAAATTATGAATAAGTTTGATCGGCTTGAGGAAAAGATCGACAAGCTGATGGCGAGGTAACATGCTCTGCGTTTTGGTTTTTCTATCTTGGGGTCATACTTGGATTGATGGGTCAAATCAACTGTCCAAATATTGCTACTATGATTGCCAAGGTAAAAAGAATGGCAGTTGGTATGATAAAGTTTACCGCGTCTCACCTAGTTACAACTGCCCAATTAGGATTGTGTTTGCATGATTGAAGTTCTAGCCCTTGCCAGCGCGGTCAGCACCATTGCGGGGAGCATATCCAGCGCCATACAAGCAGGTAAAGACGTCAACAGCGTCATGCCGAAGTTTGGCAAGTTGGCTGACCTAGAGGCCCAAATTGGCCTTGCGGAAAGCGGTAAGCACAAGGGGCCATTGGGCAGGCTCTCTTCAAGCCAGCAGGAGGGCTTCGCTATTGCCTCCGCTAAAATAGCGCACAAGGAAGCTATGGATCGTCTTCGCTCTGATTGCCAGCTATATGGAAGTCCGGGCCTTTGGGATTCGGTGGTGCGCGAGACGGCCAAGGCGCGAAAAAGACACAAGGATGCGCTTGAAGCACAGGCCGCAAAACGTGACAGGATATTCTACTTCATAACCGTTGTTTGCGCTGTTTTGTTGTTTGCTTTGGGGATAGCGGGATTGTTCTGGGGCGCGGCTATACTAGCCAAGGAGGTCAGATGAAAGACAAAGAGATCATATATATCTTTGACCAGAATGTGAACGTGGTTATTGAGGGGCTGTCTAAAATGGCGGATCGCCCTTACCAAGATATTCTAACACTTCTCAAAGATAGGGGAAATGGTAACAACTTGTTAAAGTGTGTTAGCTGCGGCGGCCCATCGCGCAATGATTTTTGTGGATTTTGCTTGGAGGAAGAATAATGACTGGATTTGAAAAAGCTGACCTCAATGGCAACGGGACCATTGATGAGGTTGAGTGGCAAAAGCTGGCCCTTGAGGACCGTTGGCGTGAGTTGAGCGATGCCGATGCCAAGCGCGATACGCAGCGCAGGCTCACGACTGCCTGTGCTGCTGGCATGTTGCTTTACCCGGTTGTCATTGTCGCGGCATCAGCAATGGGTTTTGACAAGGCGGCTGGATTGATCGCAGACATCGCCACTGTTTATGTTGTAGCCGCCAGCGGCGTTGTCGCTGCTTACTTTGGCTTTAACGCTATGGAGGCCAAGAAATGAGCATTCTCAGTTCCCTTATAGGACCAGCCACCGAGATTGTTGGCCGCTTCGTCCAAGATAAAGACAAAGCGGCACAGCTCGCCCATGACATCAGCACGATGGCCGACAATCACGCCCAGCAAGCCTTGCTGGCGCAGATAGAGGTAAACAAGGCCGAAGCCCAAGGAAACTGGTTTCAGGCATCGTGGCGGCCCCTGTGTGGATATGTTTGCGTGCTTGGGCTGGCCGTGAACTTTTTAATCTCGCCCATCGCGGCGGGATTTGGGTTTGCAATTCCGCAAGCCGAGATGGCAACCATGATGCCGATCTTGACAGGTATGCTTGGCTTGGCCGGAATGAGATCGTTTGAGAAGGTGAAAAAAGTATGACTTATAAACTATCACAGCGCAGCTTGGATAAGATGGAGGGCGTCGATGAGAGACTGGTGGCAGTGGTTAAACATGCGATCACAGCAACCAAGACCGACTTCGGTGTCATACAGGGCCTTCGCACCATTGAAATGCAGAAGGCTCTGGTCGCCAAGGGCGCGTCACAGACAATGAAGTCAAAGCACCTTGACGGGAATGCCGTTGACTTGATGGCCTACGTTGGCGGGCGAGGATCGTGGGAACTTAACCTTTATGATGATCTCGCTGATGCCATGAAGGAAGGCGCGAACGCAGTAGGCTGCAAAATACGCTGGGGGGCCGCGTGGCACATCGACAGCATTGGTCAACATGAGGGAACAATGGAAGAGGCCATGAACGGATATATTGATCTGCGAAGGTCGCAAAATCGCCGCCCATTTATTGACGGGCCGCATTTTGAACTGATGATCTAAACTTGCAAGACCAAAAGGCCAGTGCGAATGTCGGAAGGGCGGGAGAATATCTCGCCCTATCTCAGTTGTCCCTCGGTGGTTATTTTTGCACCCTTGCGCCGTCTCAGGATCACGATGCGTATATACAGATGGATACACGCATCCTGACTTTGCAGGTAAAGACGGCATCAAGGATCAGGCATTGGAAATATCAATTTCACACTAAGTGTGGGATTGGTCGGCATCGGTCTGACGTTTACGCATTCGTGGCGCTGGACCTAGAAGCCATTTTCTTTTGCCGGGGAGATGACCCGATAATCAGGCCAACCTCAACACACTTGGGCGCTGTTCTGTTTGGCCAAGACACCATGCACAAAGTTTTATCGTCGTTTGATTGATTTGGCTTTGCTAAGTAATCTCGCAGTATTACTTGTCTCTCTAGAATATATCTAAGTGCGCTCCCGGTGTCTTTTAACTATTCGGCCTCGCCACCATGCACAAAGTTTTATCGTCGTTCGATTGATTTGAGCTGGTGGCCATCGCTGGCAATGGTTAGAAGTGTGTGTGGGTGGTTTCATCTAATAAAAATACGCTTAGCCACGGGAATGGCGGTTATTTTGTTGGTTGCGTTGCTACCAGACTGCGCCAAACGACTTGCACATCAACGGCCACCCACACGATTACTTACTATTTAACTAAGTTTAAATTATTCTTTAGTTTGTTTTCTAAGTCGGCCTCTTTAAGAGAGTTTGGCCCTCTTGTACCCCTAAAAACTATGTCGTGGATTGATCCAGTTGGCCCTCGTCTTTCAGAAAGAAGAACACCAGCTTGGTGGTTTAAAATACATAAGTCATCACTGCTATTATTTGATGGATCGACTAAACCCTCACAAAGGTTTTGTGCTTTTTGCTGGATCGCCGCGTCAAGTTCACTTGCGTCTCTGAAAGTTTGTGCCTCAAAATCAATAACGATAACGGCTCTTAAAGGTTTTCCCATTTTATTTCCTCTCTGGTTATGAGGTTTAATAAATACACCAGTTAAAATATTTTGTAAACGGCCACCCACACGATTATTTTCTCACCACTGGCCGGATGCTGCTTGACGGCATGTCAGTGCGCTCACATTGCGCCATGCTGTCTCTGGATTGCGACAGGATGACGGGATAGATCGCATCATTGGCCACTGAGCATGTTTGCATGTCTTTGAAGTAGACAGTTGACGTGGCCTCATAAGAGGTCACGCCAATGTTTACGGTGTAGGTCAGGATTAGTGCTGCCCAGTAAGTCATTGGTCAATCCCTGCCTCTAACTTCCTTAGTTCAGTTTGATATATGCCTTCAGCTTCAACGGCATCGTTATAAGCATCGCAAGCCGCCGCGTAAGCATCGGCTCGAGCCGCCGCTAATCGGGCAGCATTATAAGAGGCCCGAGCGGCGGCACGGGCAGCATAAGCAGCACAAGCGGCAGCATCAGCAGCAGCGTCAGCATCATCACGTGCAGCAGCAGCTACATCACGTGCAGCTTTTAGTTCCCCTAGTCTAGTCATTGGTTTTCCCCTTTTCATCCTCAAAGTTATATTTGGTAACGATTGGCTGTTTGCTGAAGACCCATCGCCATTGTCGGCTTGTGTAACGCGGGATAAATATAAAATCGCGCGCTTGATGGATATGGCCAGCCTCAACCAATTTCACCAAATAGTCAGAGGTGCGAGGTGTGGTGTCTCCAAGTAACTCAGCGGCCTCTGCGGTGGTGATGACCCGATCGTCGGCGAGCATAGGTAAAAGTCGCTGGCCTTGCTCTACGGCGTTCTTTTTGCGCAGCTCGGCTATCTCGATCGCGCCTTTGTGCATTGAACTTAGTTTCTTCTGGCTTGACGGCAGCGGCTCACGTTTGCCCAGCTTGTACTGGAGCTTTTCAAACTCAAGCATTTTGTGGCCAAGTTTTATTTCGGCACGCACATAGGCGCTGGTGACTCCTGCAAGTTTGGCTTTAAGTCTTCCTTCGGCAGATCGGCTATAGCTGACCTCAGAAGCTCTAGCAGCGCGTTCTGTTCCTCCAAGCGTTGCTTCAGATTGAACCTCATTGATGTCTTCGGCTCGCTCAACATGATCGCATTCACCCGCTCTAGCCTGCTTATAATAATTTGAATTTGGTTCATGCTCACGCTTCTTTCGTTTGAGTTTGATGCCAAGTTGGCTTGTAATGTTATGTATTGTTGACGGCGCAACGCGCAACAGATCGGCGATCTCTCTTTGAGACATATCCATCTCAGCACATTTTACTACATGATCTTTTAGAGATTGAGAGCTTTGCATTATTCTTCACCTTCCAAGATTTTTAATGCTTTTTTGTAAGCATCCTTTGCAGCGGCACACTCATCTTTCCAGACCTTATTTGCTGCTTCATGAGCGGCTTCACAATCAGTCTCAGCATTATCATAAGCATCAATTACGGCCTTCCAAGCGGCATCCGCCGCGTCAAGTTTGGCGTTTAAAGCGTTATCAGCGACCTCCGAAGCAGCATCATAATCAGCTTCAAGTTTTTCTCGCTTGGTCAAATAGTCATCAATTTCCTTTCTTTTATTCGGATAATCCCCTGCCAGTGGTTCAACCTGACCTGTGCCAGCGCAGTTATCGCACTCAACGGTTTCGGTGTCTGGGAAGCCATAATCATTACTGAAGCTCTGCGTGACGAAAACCTCGCGTTCCTGCGTGCGAGTGCCATTGCACTCTGGGCAATCAATCCACCCCTTCATTACATTACTCCCTTCGCCAGCAATGGCACTGCAAAGAGTGCTATTAAAAATACGATTTCGCCTGTGATTTCAAATTTACGTTTCATTGGTTTTCTCCCGGTTGGTTGTGGGGAGCCGAAGCTCCCCGATTGATTATACTGCCTTCAAGATACCTGACTTGCAGGCTTCGCGGTTCCAGTCGGTAGTTCCGATTACAGTCCACCACCACTCTCTTTCAACTTCTGGATGTCCAGCGTGCCAAGCGACATAAAATTCGCCTATGCAAAAGCAAATTGCACCCACGCCAAAATCTTCTGGTTTGATTGGCGCTTCTTTATTATCAATTGTGTTCGTGGCCCTCAAAGCCCAAACCCATTTGATACCAGCCTTCCCACCTGCGATTGGCAAAACATCGCGAGGATTAGCCAGCTCTACTTTAAATGATTTGCCATTTTTCTCAACGTAACAACCGCCGTGCCATCCCGCTAATTTAATGTCGTCAAGCAGATCGCCTTTTTTGCCGTCTGTAAAATCGAAGACTTTCATTTTGTTTCTCCCGGTTGGTGGGGCCTGCGCCCCGGCTATACAATTACGTTAATCCGTAAAACATCCTATGGCAACACTAAAGATGCACTTGCGCAATCTTTTTTTAGGATGTAACGTCCTATGAATTAACCTTGGAGGGGTGACATGAAAAAAGAGAGTCGAGTGGTCCTAACGGACGCGCAACATGAGGCGCTGGCACTTGCCGCCGATAAAAGCGGCATGGCGCTGGCAACATTTATAAGGTCGGCTGCGCTGCAAGCCGCCCAAAGGATCGGCATTCACGCTAACCAACCGCAGGCTGACTGATGGTCAATGGTCGCAATAAAGGCGCAAGCTATGAGCGAGAAATTGCCAAGATGCTCTTTGATGAGCTTGGCATAGGTTTCAAGCGCGACCTTGAGCAATATCGGGCAGGCGCTCACGCTGACCTCATAGCCGACGATCCAGACTTTCCGTTTACGCTTGAGTTGAAGCGGTACAAAGACGGGCCAATCGGCGGGTCGCCATCATGGTGGGCGCAGGTTGAAGTTGCAGCGAAGCGCGAGGGCAAAATACCTTGCCTGATCTACAAATATGATCGCAAGCAAAATCGCTGTGTAATGCCATTGTCTGCCGTAATGGACGGCGGGCAGGGTTTAATCGAAACAGACTTGGAGACGTTCTGTTTCATTGTAAGGGAGAAATTGGGATGCTAGTCCAATTATCACCACGGGAGATGTCGCAATGTAAGCAAGCTGCTGCCATGCGCTGGCAGCTTGCTAGGGCGTCTGGCGTTGTTAATCAGCGCAAGGATAAAAGCAGGTCCGACGCAGATTTAGATTTGCTGGGCGTTAAGGCTGAGGTGGCGGTGTCGAAGGTATTTAACATTCCACATCAGCACGCGATTGGCGTGGACGATGGGTGTGACCTTTGGCTTTACGATATATCTGTGGACGTAAAGGCCACGTTTCATAAGAGCGGCAGGTTACTGTTTAAGCGCAAAGAGGCGTTCAAAGCAGATTGTGCTGTGCTGGTCTGCCAGATTGAGCCTAATAAACTTAACGTGGTTGGCTACGCCTCACAGACCACGTTTATGAATAAGGCGCAGGAGATTGATCTGGGTCACGGCAAAGGCTGGGCCATGATGCAGGACGAACTAAACTCGCTGGAGAGGCTATGGTATGCCGCCCGGCAATCAGGATTGAAATCTTAAACAAGGGAGAAAGTCTAATGGAGAATAACGATTTATTACGGGGCAAGAGGGTTTGGCAGCAAAGGCACGCTGGCGTATCTTTAAGGGAAGTTTCTTTGGAGTTTGGCATTCTTGAATCAGAAGCCGCGCGATTTGAGCGGATATATTTTACGCACATCGGCACGATAGCGGCAATTAACGACACACCAGTGGAAGGGGAGGTTTTTCCAATAAGTAAATGTATGAGCCTTCATGTAGAAGAGCTTAATTTAACCCGTCGACAAAGAAATGGTCTTCAAGATTTGTTTGATTGTTTCCCCTTTGAGCGAATGCCGCCCGATGGGTGGCGGCGGGACTCGGTCTGCCCGACATGGGCTGGCCTTACTGTCGGAGATGTAGCGCGATTAAGTGACGTACAAATTTTGCGTACTAGAATAGGGCCTAAAACACTCAAGGATATTAAGAAAAAAATATATGATCTGCGGAAAAAAATTGAGGAGGTACAATGATGATAACCGCTGATAAAATGACCAACGCTCAATATCACGACGAGGATGCAATCAGCTCAAGTGACGCGAAGATGGTCCATAGCAAGTCGCTGGCGCACTGGAAGGCCAAGGTCTACAAATCCAGCCCAGTGTTTGACATAGGAACTTGCTGTCATTCAATGGTGCTGGAAGATGGCAAGGGCATGGTCAGAGGGCCGGAAACCCGCCGGGGCAAGGCTTGGACCGAGCTATATGAAGATGCGCAGGCAAGCGGCGAAACGCTGCTAACTGCGGGCGATTACGATCTGGCCCGCAATGTCGCCGACAGCGTGCTATTCCACCCGGCAGGACAGCGCATGGCAGGCGACACAACGGTTAATGAAGCCAGCTTCTTTGCCACCGACCCGACAACCGGGTTAAAAATCAAGTGCCGCCCAGACAGCTATTGGGATGCCAAGGGCGTGATTTACGACCTCAAAACGTGTCAGGACGCTTCACCAAAAGGCGTAAGTAAGGACATAATTTCGTATAATTATGCCCTACAATCCGCCTTTTATCTTCATACGATGGTTTGCGCTGGCTACCCAGCCGAACAATTCGTTTTCGTAAATGTGGAGAAATCTGCTCCATATGCAATTTCAACCAATATACTATCACCCGAATATCTTGCGTGGGGTAAGCAGAAGATGCACGAAACCCTCGACAAGATTGCCAAAGCCAACGAAGCCCAGCGATGGGAAACTGGCTTTTCAGACACGACCAATGTGGTTGTGTTGCCACGATGGTTGCAGCAAGACGCAGCCGAATTTTAAAACTAGGAGAGAATAAAATGGCGAATACTGACTTTAAATCAACAATGATCCGAGGCGTGGAATTTAAATATCCGAAATTGAACGCGACATATCGCTTCAACACGGCGCTTAAAAAGAGCGAGGAGGCGGCTCCAAGTGCTTCTGGCGCAGCTTACTCAATCTCATGGGAAATGCCGAAGGAAGATGCTGGCAAATTACATGCAGAATTGAAATCGCATTACGAAAGCTGCAATCGTAAGGAGCCTTTTACCAAGGTCTTCGGCATGAAGAAAATGGAAAATGGCAACTTTGAGTTTCGCGCCAAACGCAACGGCACCAACAGCCAGGGTGTGATTAACAGCCCACCGCGCGTAATTGATGGGAATAAGCAACCATTGGCCGATCTGGCCTTCTGGGGCGGCTCTAAAGGCAGCATTAAGGCTACGGCCTACCCAGTGACTGATCCAGACGGCAACGGTGGCATATCGCTACTGATTGACACCGTGCAGGTTACCCATGCAGTGTACGGGTCTGCCGGGTTGGACGATTTTGACGATGTACCAATGACGATGGCTGGCGGGATTGATGCGGCTTTGGATGACTTTGGCCCAGCAGCCGGGTCTCCGCCTGCTGCATCGCAATTAATGACTAGCCCAATTAGTGACGATGAAATTCCGTTTGCTCCTGAATGTCGGGTCTAGAGGGGTTTATTAAATAAAGAAAAGCCCAGCAGTTGGGATACTGCTGGGCTTCCACTGGGAGAAAACGAACAATCGATTGGAGAAAGGTCCGAATATGCAAATACTAACAAAAACCAGCGACATTGGCAAGCAATTCATGCTTTTGGCGCACGGTGCGCTCGATACGCGCATTAATGATGCCGGGTCGGAATATGATGGCATCACCTTATCTAACATAGCCAAGTTGGTCGATGAACCACAGGCCACCGAAAAGGAAGCCGCCGCGTTCATTATCCCCTCAACATATCGCGCACACGATGGCCGAAATCACGCAGCCCAGCGCGAAAACGGCGAATACTGGCTACTGTCCATTGACGTTGATGAGGGCGATCCATCGCTTACCGAGCTGCGATCAGCGGTTGAGCGGGTTACATTCAACGCATCGGCGCTGTTTTACAGCTCATCAGGCGCAAGCGAGGCCAACCGCAAATGGCGCGTGCTGATACCATTGTCCGAGCCTATCATCGGCGCAGATTACGTTGACGCGCAGTTGGCGCTATTTGACCTGCTTAAAGCAGAGGGCATTGTGTGCGATGTGGCGCTCTCACGCACGGGTCAGCCAATCTACCTGCCAAACGTGCCGCCTGCCCGCCGGGATGAATTTGGCCAGCCAATATTTTATCATGGGGTGCGTCACAGGGGCGATGGCCTGCTTGTGTTAAAGGAAAGCACAATCTGGGCGAACCTACTGTTCCGCCGCAAAAACGAGGAAATCGCAGCCGAGCGAGCAGCCGCCGAGCGGGCATTGCGTACGGAAAAGCGTGCGCAAAATGCTGCGCAATATAACAGCGACGATCCAGTGGAAGATTATAACAAGCGTTATAACATCAGCGATGTAATGCTGAAATATGGATATGAGCGCCAAGGCAAGTCAGACAGCTATCGCAGCCCAATGCAGGCAAGCGGATCGTTTGCCACAAAAGACTTCGGCGAGTATTGGGTTAGCCTGTCAGGCTCGGATCGCGGCGCTGGCATCGGTCAAGCCTGCGGTGAGTTTTGTTTCGGCGATGCGTTTGACCTATTCTGCCATTTTGAACACGGTGGGAAGATGTCAGCGGCGGTGCGCGAGTATGGCCGGGAGATACGACCAACGCCAGCAAAGCAGCGTGATGCCATCGTGAAGGCCACTGTCGATCAATATGCCGACTTTGACACAGTGTCGAATACGGAAACGAAGCAGCCGTTTCGGTTTAATGAGGGTATTATTCCGAATGCCGGAGAAATAAGTGCATTAGACATACCGAAGCAGCGGTCTAGTGCAGTTATTATTCCCAACGCTGAACAGAAGCCGATATTCTGGATCAAGGATGCCGAGCCTGTTTTACGATCATCATACCTAATCAAGAACTGGCTGGGCCGGGGTCAGATGTCAGTGGTCTATGGGCCAAGCAACGTGGGAAAGTCATTCTTTGCACTAGATATGGCAGCCTGCATTGCCGCTGGGATTGAGTGGCAAGGCGCGAAGGTCAGAGGCGGGCCAGTGCTATATCTAGCCACCGAGGGCGGAAATGCGTTCCAATCACGCTGCGTGGCCCTGCGAGAGGAATATGGCATCAAGGATGCGCCGCTGGCCGTAAGACCATCGCCGATTGACTTGCTGCGCCCAGAGGCTGATCTGGCGGCTCTGATCCAACTCTGCCAAAGCATAGAGGCCGAATGCGGCGAACCCATCGCCATGATCGTGGTCGACACCTTGTCACGCGCAATGGCTGGCGGCGATGAAAACGGGCCAACAGATATGACATCATTCATCGCCAACCTAGACGCGCTGCGCGATGTCACAGGCGCTCACATTATGATCGTGCATCACAGCGGCAAGGATACGGCCAAGGGTGCGCGTGGACACAGCTCCCTGCGTGCGGCCACTGACACAGAGATTGAGATGGAAGTCGACGGCAAGATACGCACAGCCACCGCAACCAAGCAGCGTGACCTTGAGCCGCAAGAGCCGATTGTATTCACGCTCAAGATACACAAACTTGGCGTGGATGAGGATGGCGATCCGGTCACAACCTGCACGATCACGCCCGCCGATCCCGACGATATTGCCGACATGAACCAGAAGCGGCCAAGCGGTGCAAACCAGAAGATCGTGGTGTCAGCGTTCAAACAATTGCGCGGTGAAGCCATCGGCGAAGCAAACCCGACAGGCCCCGGCTGGCCCGAAAGCGGGCGGTTCTGGTGCATCGATGAGGCCGAATTGCGCACATTTGCGATGGGTAAAATGACCTCAACCAACCCCGCCAGCTCATACGGAAACGCCATCAAAGGGCTGTTTGCGATTGGCTATATGTCCCAAAATGAGGGCAAAGTTTGGGTCACGGCAAAGGAGGGAAAGGCGTGATGTCTTATAAAAATCCACATTGTTTGTTTTCAATGGCTTATGCACTCAGTTTTATAATTTTTATAATTTTTATAAGGATTTTTATAAGTTTGAGCAAAAGTATAAAAGTATAAAACCCCTTATAGAGGGGTTTATACTATAACTCGGAGGATTTGATATGGCTAGAAATACAACCAAGTCGGTGGCAGCAAAGACGGCGATGGCCAATCGTGGCACGTTTGAAATTAAGCACACCAACTACCCTGATCCGATCCACTACAAGGTTGTCGCGGCGGTTGCTCCCTACAGCGTGGCGTCAGCCAAAGCGGCGACTGTCTGGGGCGATACGTTGGTCGAGAGTGTGCCGCCCGCTTACGCGCTGAGATACCGCACACTGAAGGGCGATCTTGATGCGGCCATGCTTACCAACGATTACAATCTGTGCGCAGAGCTGGCTGCATCGTTAATCAAAGCCCTCAAGGCTATGAACCAGAAGGCCAGAGAGGATGGCTTTAAGCCGCCGCAAGTCAATGGTCACATCGTTGAATGGGGCGGCAAGATATACTGCTTTCTCGCCAGCGGTGATTTAGGAGCTGTGAGGCGCGAAAGACCGTCTTGGGCAGTGTATGACTTAAAAGACGTTTGCGCCTTCCTAAAAGCCCACACAGGCTCTCTGATGGCCGCTGTGGTAAATAAGTTCCCTGACGCCAAAGTTGTTGACGTTAGGCTGTATGATGATGAAATTCCATTTGGACATGATTGAGGAGAATGACGTGAGTAAAGAAACAAACACGCGCACAAAGATTTTGGCCGAGGCAAGCGATCTTATTAACGGCCAGCGGGCAGAGGATTATGGTCCGCCAGCCGAATCGTTTGGTACATTGGCAGGGCTTTGGTCAGCTTACCTTGGGCATTCGATTTCGATTACGCCATCTGATGCGTGTAATATGCTTTGCCTGCTAAAAATAA